GCGCCAATATTGGTACGCCTCTGTACTGCTCTGGTCGTTCTTCATGCGATATCTGCAAAATATTTGGCCGGCCACTTAACTTGCCAAATGCTTCCACTCGCTGCCACTTTAAAACTGCAGACGGGTTAGTTAAATCAAAAGGTACTCTGTTCGCAATCCAATAGGCCACAACAGCTCCGTCTGAATCTATTTCTATACCGTTAATAATACGATTACCATTTTTATTGTTAGTCATTTCAACATCATAATAAGACGGCGAACCATACGATCCACTACTGTTTGGGTTACAGACCCTACTGGCCTCAAAAAGCTGTACTCTTAAACAATACGGATTATCAGGTACCGGCCTGCGATACTTGATCGCCGCCCACCCGTCACCATCTACAAGATAGCTCATATATGCAATATCCTGCATATCAAAAAAGTTATTCTTTCGATACAAATCACAAGCTGTGCTGTTTGCCCAAAGGTTAAATTCACGAAACGCCTGACGCTGCCACTCTTTAGCTTCCTCTGCAGTCAATCCCAGCAGCCTATAATCTATTTTAGGAGAAACCTTAAGACCAGCGCCTATAACATTGCTGCGCGAAGTATTAATAGCACTTGAACCAAGCGGAGAATTACATACTAAATCTGCACTGCGATTTCTTAATGTTGCCAAATTTACATCAACATCTGCTTTTGTGCTGGATTTCAATGGATTATAGCCACGTAAAGTGCTTCGTGTCCTACTGGCTCCGCCTTCTGAATAGCCGCTGTTCACTACTATTATTTTTTTATCATTTGTATTCTCAGCAGTAGGATGCCTGGCCTTAGCCGGTATTGCTTTTTTACGTTTCACCATCATCTATCCTCCTAATCCCGCATAATAACTTGCTTTGTTCGATACCCTCTTGGATGCATTGCCTCATCCGTAGTCGCTCCTGCAGCAATAAGATCATTTATTTCTTTTCTTATTTCTGATAAATCAGCTCTTGTCAGCGTTCTATTGCCAATTCTGTAGCTTTGCCCTGCTACCAAAATAGACTGTTCTGCAGATAAATACTGCTTTAATCGTTCATTAAGTACCGTACTTGCCACTAATAATCACTCCTCATTCCTTTTCTAATGCAGCCGTAGCCGCCTTTAGGCTTGTTTTTCAGTTTAGACTTTACCGATTGTTCTTTGATTACATTCGGGCTGTTGATCAATTTTTCCAAAGCCTCGAAATCAGGATTTACGCTTAACATACATGCGAGGTTATAAACCCGCAGATCCAAAGGCTCGTTCCGTTTATCTTTAGCTATATTTACCCACTGATATACTAATACTCCATTTTTCCGACGAGGCTCTTTCGTTTCAGATATGAGGCCTTTAAAATAAAATTCATCGTAGCCGCGAGTTAGCTGTACAGTTACGCTATCACTCTTATCAAGCGGAAAATGAAAATATTTAGGTCCAGGCTCTTCAATCGATAACCGATCCATAACATATTGTTTGCCGCTATCTGTGCCAAGCATTACCAGCGGTATCGTATGTCCCCTTACGGTTTTAACCTTAGCGTACTTATGCAATAACGGCACTCCTGGTGTCGATGAACCTTTTATAGCAAAACGCTGCCTTATAAATCGTTTTTTACAGTACGCATAAACTTCTTTCGTGTAGTGACCGCCGGAATCTATAAACGTCCTGGCTACCAAAAGACCCTTACCTGACGCAAAGCGATATTCCTTATCCAGCTGTTCGTCCAGCATAGCCCACACTTTAGGTGTATCCGGCACGCCCAAAATAGTACCCTTTTTTATTCCCCAACATTCTTCAGCCATTCCCCAGCCACAAATCTCATACTCGAGCCTGTTGTCTTGTACGTCAACGGCCGCTGTTAAAAGCAGTACGCCTTCCGGCAGCTCGGCGCCATAGTTTTCACGCCTGCGCATAAACTGCTCATGGCTTTCAAAATTTCCTTTGCGCTCATATGCTTCTCCAAAACGAGTATTAACAACTACTTTTTCACGCTCTGGATCGCCCTGTGCTTCCAACCATTCCTGCATTACATCTGACCAGTTCACCCAAGGTGATGCAAAACAGTTAACAAAAAAGCTCCGTACCCCCTTAGTGAGAGCCGAAGCGTTCTGTGCAATATATTTTTGTGCGGCCTGCCGCATTTCAGTTTCTGTAAACCCAAACCCGCAATCTGGACAACGCCAAATAACTGACTTAACGATAACCTGCCTTGTTCCCTTTTTATCAACAGAACAGTCGTAGTCAGTATGCATATCCCGATGTGTGACTAAATGCCACTCTTTGCACTTTGGGCATTGATGCTGCCACTCTTCCTGAGTCCCTGTTATATATTCATCTTCGATTCGACTGTCTCCAGCATTGGTCGGTGTTGAGAATAGCCCCATTACGCTATCCCAAAATGTAGTCATACGTTTTGCAGCCAAGCTGACCGGGTCGCCTTCTGTGCCGGCGCTTTTTGGAAAGCGGTCAACTTCGTCTGCCAGCAGTATTTTTATCGGCTTACTGGCAAGACCGGCAGGACTGTTAGCACCCGCCATGATAAGTCTGCCGCCTGGGAACTGTTTAGAAAGGATAGTATTGCCGGCATCACGACTTTTTACGTCTTTAAAAATATCTCTCAATACCTTTGTATCTCTGATCATCGGCGCTATACGTGATTTACTATAGTCCTGTGATGTTTCGATAGTTGGTTGGATCATCATTATCGGTGCGGGCGCCAGATGTGCGAACCGCCCAATAACATTGTTCATGATATCGGACTTTCCAACCTGAGATGCGGTCTTTGCAACCACCCTAGTTATGCCTGGTTCAGTAAAAGCATCCATAATGGCTTTTTGATATGGAGCACGATCTGTTCGCCACCGCCCAGGCTCTGCAGCAGCTTCGCCAGATATCATCCTATAGCTATCAGCCCATTCGGATACAGTTTGATCTGATAACGGCATCAATGACTGTTTTACTATTTTTTTGAAAAGATCAACTGTCTTCTTCATTACTAAATATCTCCGGATTATAATCGCTAAGCTCAGTTAACCTTGACTTAATTTCTTTAGAAAGTTCCGTCATAATAACACTTCTGCTCTGATTCTCCAGTCTAGCAGCCATCTTAGCTGGTATGCCCAAAAGTTGACTCCGCAATTTAGATAACATGTCTGTCATAACTCTTTCGACATCTGCCGCATCATGTGACAGATTTTGTCGCTTTGCCAATTCAAGTTCAGCTAATTTACGTTTTGCAGCTTCATGCAATGCTTTTTCAGACCAATAATCATCTTCATCTTTACTAGAATATTTATTTTCATAGAACGAAGCTATTGCCATTGTCAAAACGAAGTCTCCTTCTATTTCACGATGCAAAACTTCCTCATTTACCAACTGATTTACACGTCGTTCGCTGATGCCCAATAATTCGGCAAGCTCTCTTGCAGAGCCACGTTTCAGCATTTTTACCATTTCTATTTTCACCGCCTGTCTACTACAAAAAGAAGGAAATAGGAAAAAATATTTTTAAATCTAAACCTTTTTCGGGGCTCGAAAGACCCGCAAAGAAAGTTATACACAGGAAGAACCTATAAAAATTCCCTGCAAATGGACATAAGAAAAGCGCTCACTAAGGTGAGTGCTTTTCGGGTGTGAATGCTTCACGGTTTTATTATCTTTTAAAAAAACTTTCTACATCATCTAATTTATTCCAGTCGCCTTTTATTGCAATTCTTAGGTTTTCAATTATTTCCTCCATCGATTTTTCTTGTTTTCCACCAAAGCATTGTATTGCATGCATCCGCTGCAAATATTCTTCTTCCTCAGTCGCCTCTTCTATGTCTCTCAGAGATTCTAAGCCTTTTTTTAATATTTCTTCAATTTTTCTTAAGCAATTAATAACATCTGCCGAATACCATTCGCTTTTTTTTATTATATCAGAAATACTCCTCTTTTCAGTCAAGCTTTTATATTCATCTTCAAAACATGAATAAATCAAGAAAGGTGGTTCAGCAACAAAGCAATAAATCATTTTATCAATGTTAAATACAAACTCCTCTAACTCCTCATACGCTTCTATCCTCTTGTCAATTATCTTCTTGTAATAGTCACGTTTGTAATCGTTCTTTTTATGCCACCATAAACATAAATTACTTATTATTGTACTAATAACAGCAGACCCAACTATCGCTTGCCAAAATTCACTCAACACAATCACCAGCCTTTTTAGATGACTTTATTATACCATAAAAGCCGCCAGCATTTATGCCAGCGGCTAATTTTACTTACACTTCTTCCTGCACATATTATATCACCTGTTTGGCAACGTGTCTTGGCAATGTTTTTGCAGTCTACTTTGGCAATTACAACGCCTCAGCTCCGTAAAGTCTTAGCGCCATTTGCTTTATAAGTCTACTTCTGTTATACCTTACCGTTCTTTCCGCACAGGGGATTTGACCTGCAATTTTTTCATCTGAAGCTTTTTGAAAATACTTCATTGCAACAACCGAATAATACTCATCACCTTCTATTGCTTTTAAAGCTGCATTAATTTCATCAACTTCTTTCTTATCGCGCTGCAGCTTAATTTCAACTGCTAATATCTTCCCAGCCTGACGTTCTTCCGGTGTTAGCCGAATACCATCAACGCTAAACGATGTGATATCCTTTGACTTCTCTGTAATCTTTTCTTGCTTTAAATCCTCAATGTCAAGCCTGTACCTTTTGATATTCTCTAACAGCGTAGGATAGGCGTATAATCGTGCTTCTGTCTGCTTATAACAATTCCCTTTACCTGCTGGCTTTACAACCGCCAAAGCTGATTTTACAGCTTCTAATGCGGCTTCTTTTGCCGCACGCTTGATAAATTTATTGATTTCCTGCTCTGTCAACCAAAATCACCCCTCTGCCCGTAAAACATCTGTAGCAACGTCTATCGCAGCACTTTCAGCTTCACTCAGCTGATGGCCATGCTGCACCTGCCCTAACATACCGATCACGCTCCGGAATCGATTTTCTTTTACACAATTTACCCTGCGGCAGTA